TTGTTGAGAAGATCGAACAGAAGGTGATGGACCGAATTCCTACTCCTACGGGGTGGCGAATCGTCATCTTGCCCTACAGAGGGGCAGAAAAAACCAAAGGTGGCATTGTATTGTCAGACCAGACCCGTCAGCGCGAGCAGTCGGCTACGGTTTGTGGCTACGTGCTTGCTGTTGGCCCACTTGCCTATGCCGATGAGCATAAATTTCCAACCGGTCCGTGGTGCAAGAAGGGTGATTGGATTGTTTTTGGTCGATACGCGGGCGCACGCTTGCCGATTGACGAAGGAGAGATCCGAATCATTAATGATGACGAAGTTCTGGCTCTTATCCAGAATCCTGAAGATATCGTTCACTTATAAGGCACCATATGGCAGATAACATGAGCACGGAGCAGTTAGAGTTTAATTTAGGCGAGGATGAAGAGCCCGCAACGGTGACGTTTGGCAAGGATGCTGACGGTAATCAAGAGCCGGGTCAATTAGAAATTGAGCCGCCACAAACAACACAGAGAGAAGCACAAACGCACTCTGATGAGTTGGGTTCTGTCAACGAAGCGGTACAAAAACGTATTGCTAAGCTGACAGCTAAGATGCGTGAAGCAGAGCGCCGTGAGCAGGCAGCTTTTGAGTACGCTAAGGGCATGCAATCTCAGGCGCAAGAGCTACAAAAGAAGCTGGTGCATACGGATTACAGCCGTTTGAATGAGGCAAAGTCTCGTTTAGATACACAGCAGTTGCAGTTGCGTCAGATCATTAAGAAGGCCCGAGAAGAGGGTGATATTGATACTGAGACGGAAGCCAATCAGCGTTTGTCAGAGATGACGATGGAACAGCGGCAGGTTTCGGGTTGGTTGAAGCAGCAAGAACATGCGGTTCGCAATCCTGCGCCTGTGCAAGAGTATCAGCAAGCTCCTCAACAACGGCAAGCAGCACCTGATCCCCGAGCAGAGGATTGGGCAGCTAAAAACACGTGGTTTGGTCAGGACAGAATGCTGACCTATGCTGCATGGGGCATACACCAAGAATTAATTGAGAAGGAGGGTGTTGACCCAACTTCCGATGAGTACTATACTGAATTAGATCAACGCCTTCGGGACGAGTTTCCGAAGAAGTTTGCGGGTGAGCAATCACCTAGTACCCAGACCAGACAACAGCGTTCCGCGCCTGCTGTTGCCCCTGCTACCCGGAGTTCCGGAATCAATAGTGCGCGCCGAACTGTCCGGTTATCGCCGAGTCAGGTTGCTATGGCAAAGAAATTGGGTGTACCTCTTGAAGAGTATGCCAAGTATGTAAAGGAATAAATCATGAGCGAAAAAATTACCATCGACAAAGCCAGCCGTTCCTCCGAAAGTCGGGACAAAGAGACTCGTCGCAAGCCATGGCGTCCTCCTTCACGCTTGGATGCACCACCTGCCCCCGAAGGGTTTAAGTACCGTTGGATTCGCGCTGAAGTCAACGGAAGTCTTGACAACCAGAACGTGTACAGTAAGTTGCGTGAGGGATACGAACTTGTTCGTCCTGAAAGTATTCCTGAAGAATACCGCGCAACATTGCCCACGATGGACGACGGCAAACATGCTGGCGTTATTTCAGTTGGTGGACTCTTGCTTGCCAAGATCCCTAACGAAACGGTTGAAGAGCGCAATGCTTATTTTCGCCAGAGGGCACAGGAACAGTTGCATGCTGTGGACAATGAGATGATGCGTGAGAACGCACACTCTTCAATGCGGATCCAATCTCCCGAGCGGAGTTCGCGCACAACATTCCGTCAGTCTAATGGCTGATACTTTTAATTTTGTAGGAGATACAAATGGCTAATATTGATAAGGCCTTCGGGCTACGTCCTATTGGTAATCTTTCCGCTACTGGTGCTCAGAAACAGTACGGATATCAGATTGCTGATAATCAAGCGGGTACAATTTTCCAAGGTGACTTGGTTGTTCTTACAGGTGGATTCATTTCAAGGTTTTTACCGGCTACACACACTGCTGCGGTAGGCGTGTTTAACGGTTGCAACTACAATGATCCTACTACAGGCAAACCCACGTTTAGCAACTTTTATCCGGGTTCAGTCAACATTACATCAGGCCAGATTAATGCTGATGTTCTTGACGATCCCAACCAGTTGTTCTTAATTCAATGTGATGCAGGTTTTGTGGCGGCTGACGTTGGCAAAAATGCCGATGTTATCGGCACTGGCGGCAGCACAACTTCTGGTATTTCTACCATGGAGTTGAATTCAGCTACGTTGGCAAATTCAGCAGCATTGAACTTGAAGGTTGTTGGCTTGTACAACGACGTCAACAATGAGTTCGGCACAAATGCCGTGGTGGTAGTTAAGATCAACGAACACGTGTACGGTAGTGCAGGTGTTGCTGGTCAATAAGGAGATAAATCATGGCAATTACACGTTCCCAACTTGTTAAAGAACTAGAGCCCGGCCTTAATGCTTTATTCGGTATGGAATACAAGCGTTATGAAAATGAGCATGAGCAGATTTTCTCTATTGAGACATCTGACCGTGCTTTTGAAGAAGAGGTCATGTTGACTGGCTTCGGTTCTGCTCCGGTGAAGTCCGAGGGTGCAGGCATGGCATACGACACCGCTTTGGAGTCGTTCACTGCTCGCTACACCCACGAAACCATCGCTATGGCGTTTGCGTTGACTGAAGAAGCCGTTGAGGACAACCTCTACGACCGTCTTTCTGTTCGCTACACCAAGGCGCTGGCTCGTTCCATGTCCAACACTAAGCAAGTAAAAGCTGCTTCTGTGCTGAACAATGGATTTACTGGTGGTCAGTTTGCTGGCGGCGACGGCGTGGCTTTGATGTCCATTGCCCACCCAACTGCATTGGGCCCTGACTTTGCTAACCGTCCAGTTGTTGCTGCTGACTTGAACGAGACTTCTCTCGAACAAGGCATTATCGACATCGCCTCATTTACGGATGAGCGCGGCTTGAAGGTTGCATTGACTGCTCGTAAGTTGATCGTTCCTAAAGAGTTGCAGTTCACTGCAGAGCGCTTGATGAAAACTGTTCAACGCACTGGCACTGCTGACAACGACATCAACGCGATCAAGTCCATGGGCTTGATTCCTGAAGGATACACTGTCAACCATTACTTGACAGACACAGATGCCTTCTTCTTGTTGACTGACGCACCTAACGGCTTGAAGATGTTCAACCGTTCACCTATCAAAACCGCTTTTGAAGGCGATTTTGAGACAGGTAACGTTCGTTACAAGGCCCGTGAGCGCTATAGCTTTGGCTTCAGCGATCCACGTGGTATCTACGGTTCTCCCGGCGCTGCATAAGCGTTTGGAAAATATGAAAAAGGGGGCTTGCGCCCCCTTTTCTTTTGGTGTATATTTCTTTCACCCCGGGCTTATCCGGTGCATCAAACAGTCCCGGCTGACGACATACAGATTGATGCACTACAACTTGTATGTAAGGAAAAATCATGGCACGTACTACTTTTTCGGGCCCAGTTCGGGCGGGCTATCAAGGCGGCAGCGCAGGCACACAACAGCCTATCACTCCCACAAATATCAATACTGGTACAGTTATTGAAGTTGACCAAGGCACCGGCGCTTATGGTTTTTATTCTAGGGTTGAACCCACTGTAGGGTTTGGTTCTAGCGCGTTTGCAACGCCCGGTGAGGCTTATGGCATGTTTGGCCGTACTCAGTCCGGCGCTCCTTTTGCAACAGTCCCCTCAACCAACTTTAACCACATGGCTGGCGTTGTCGGCAACTTTGCGGTAATTGGCACTTACGCTAACAACGGCTTGATGGCTGGTGTGATGGGTATTATCAACACCAACACCTTGTCTGGCGATGCTGCTGTGATGGCGTTCATGGCAGGTGATTCTGGCGTGACAACTGCTCGCGCAGCGTTTGGTGTTGCTATGGCTCAAACCACAGCCGGTTCCGGTTTTGAGTATGGTATTGACTTGAAAATGCAAGACCCCGTTCTTGATGGTGGTGGCCCTTCTAGTGTCATTCCTTATACCAAAGCCAACATCCGCATGGAAGATGATGTTGTGGTGATGGTTAACACAGGTGTTCCTACTGATGGCACAACGGGTGACAACTTTGCTGGCCCCGGCTCCATGTACATTGACAGCACCAATGCAAACCTTTACATCCAGACGGGCGTAATTACTAGCCCAGTTTGGAAGTTAGTCACTCGCGCTTCCTGATGTTGACTCATAAAGACCCAGAAGTTCAAGCCATGCTTGGGCTTCTGGAAAGCCAAAGGGATCACGCTATGGGACTTGTAGCGGCAATGGCAAAAGAAAATGCGGAGTTAAAAGCCCGCATGTTAGACGCACCAAAACCGGAGCAACAACATGACGATGCAGTATGACGTAAAGTCGTATCACAACACAGTATCAGGCGTGGCTGTTCCTTATCGCACGCGTTT